CCTTGAGATCCTGTCGGACCTGTTGGTCCTGTCGGTCCTTGAGAACCAGTCGCTCCGGTAGCGCCTTGAGATCCGGTAGGTCCAGTTGGTCCCGTAGGGCCTTGACTACCAGTAGGGCCAGTAGGTCCTGTTGGACCTTGTGAACCTGTTGCTCCGGTAGCACCTTGACTTCCTGTTGGACCTGTCGGACCTGTAGGTCCTTGACTTCCTGTTGGACCTGTTGAACCCGTTGGTCCTTGTGATCCAGTTGCTCCTGTTGGTCCTTGAGAACCAGTTGGTCCGGTTGATCCGGTAGGTCCTTGTGATCCAGTTGGGCCAGTAGAGCCGGTAGCACCTTGAGCTCCTGTAGCTCCTGTTGCACCTTGTAATGATAAATTAGTTCTATATTTTATATGACCAGAAGTATTACTTACTAATATTCTAGTTTCAGATGTACCTTCGGGTACTGCTGAGGCTGTAATATCGTTAACAGCAGTTATTGAACCGCTAACATAAAGTAGAGAACCATTCGCTGGTGCAATTCCTCCTATTCCTACTCCACCTCCATGGTTTAATTGTAATATTCGATCGGTGTTACCAGCTTCACTTCTAAATTCTAAAGCTCTATGGAAACGAATTTGAGAATTTCTACTATCGTTATCAGAATCACTACCTGATATATGTATAGAACCTTGTTCTCCTTCTCCTCCAACTAAAAAACTTGTACTTGAACTTATAGCTCCTTCTACGGTTAATTTTTCAGGCGGAACTAAATTACCTATACCTATTTTACCGCCTTCAGACATATCTATAGTCATTGCAGTAATAGTAGCACCACCATCTTGACCTCTAAATATTATATCGTTATTGTTTGCCTCTGATTTAATAATAAAATCTGAGGAATCTCTTTTGAATCTACCAAATGCTGTACCATCATCTTTTAGTATAACATCAGTACCGTCAGTATCTAATACGATATCACCAGCAGCGTTTATAGTAAAATCTTTGTGTGATGTAATTTCTTTAGTTACAAATGCACCACTTGCACTTATGTTTCCAGAAGCTGTTATGTGTCCTGCCGGACCATCTATTTTAATTGTGGAACTACCGAATTGTGCTTTATTAGCAAATATAGTAGCACTAGAACTTATATTACCTGAAGATGTTATTTCACCACGAGGTCCATTTATTACTATTAATGAATTACCTGCTACTCCTGTATTAATAAATCTTGATCCAATAATATCTCCTGAAGCACTTATATTACCTGAGGCAGTTATATGACCGTTAAAAGTTTGTGTATCGTTTATAGCGTCACCAAATTCATTCGAACCTTCAGTTTGAATAATTGAAGAAGTTACAAAAGAAGAAGTAATATGAGTAACATTTAAAGATGTTGCTTCTACACTACCAAAAGTAACATCTGAAGTAGTAGTAAGAGCTTGGTTGAGACCTTTTACTGCACTTATATCAGTAAGTTCATCATCCATTAATGCTCCAGCATTTCTTACGTTAGTAGTATTGGCTGTTAATTTAGCAGTATTTAATGCTACATCACTAGCTATAGAAGCACTTAATTCAGTAGATGAACCAGATATAGAAGCTCTTTTTAAAGTTTTTATAGTATTTATTTCAGCTAATTCAGAATCCATCAATGCTCCTGCACTAGTTACATTTGAAGTATTAGCTGTAAGCTTAGCAGTATTTAATGCTACGTCGGAGGCTATAGAAGAACTAACTGAAGTAAACGAACCTGATATAGAAGCTTTTTTTAGATTCTTTACTGTTGCTATTTCGGCAAGTTCTGAATCCATTAACGCTCCAGCTGAAGTTACATTAGAAGTATTAGCCGTAAGTTTTACTGTATTTAATGCTACGTCAGAAGCTATAGAAGAGCTTAAAGAAGTAAATGAACCTGATATAGTTGCATCGGTTCTTGAACCTGGAATATCGGTTAGACCTGATGCACTACCTACAAAGGTATTTGCTATTATATTGCCTGAAGCACTTATTATAGAAGCTGTAACTGGTCTATTTAAAGAAATTCCTTTGTGGTCTGTATTAGGACCTGCACCTATATGTAATATGCCGCTTGTATCGAATAAAGTAGGTTTTCCTCCTAAAGATGCAATAGAAAATCCTGAGTTTGCATTATTACCGTGAGCTATAAAATTTTCTCCTACTAAATGTGAACTAGAGCTTCCGCTTAAAGTACCTGTAAAAGTTATATTTCCACTTGCTGTTATGTGTGTTGATGTAATATCACCGTCTACTTCGAGCTTAGAGCTTGGTGAATTTGTTCCTATACCAACTCTATCAGTTCCAGCATTTGTAAAAAGTAAATGAGTATCTTCGTCTCCTTCTATTCTAACATCAATATCTGCATGACCTTCATTAAAAGTTATTTCTCTTATATCACCTCCACCATCGCCATCATAAGTAATGTCTAACGCAGTTTTACCAGCTACTGTAAGGTTTATATCATCGGTGTCAAATGTTATTTTAGTATTAGTATCCCCTTCGTGGATAAGACTACCTCCCATTGTTATATTACCGGTAGTTGATAATGAACTTCTTCCTACAAACTCATTTGCTGTAATAGTACCACTTGAACTTATGTTACCAGAAGCTGTTAGATGTGAATCTAAAGATAGGGAATTTAGCTCTGCTATAGAGCCACTCGTAATGACTTTTTTCCAATTAGGCATATTCAGTTCTATTATGGTTGGTAACTAGAAATTTTCTAGCCCACTTCCCTTCCGGGCCAATAATATACGTATAATATACGGATATATTTTATAAATAGCAAAAGATCCCGAAGGACCTTGTGCTTAATCTAATGTCTTAATATGTTGACCTATTTTTTTAAATATAGTGTAAAACATTTCGAATTCGTTTCCTTTATAGTCAGCTGTTCGTAATTTAGCTAGTATGAATTCCGATTCAATTTTTGTTAAACCTTGATCTTTTTTAGGTTTAACCTTGTCTAATAGTCCCATAAATTTTATTATAACTGATTAATATTTTTATACATAGATGAAAATATCGTCTGAGCCATCTACTCTAATATTTCCTCTATGATCTGCTTGTGCTGTTGCTGCATCATTCACAGTTCCGTCAAATACTCCACCTACGTAATATGAAACAGTAGCAGAAGAAGCTGTTGCATTTAAAGCGTTGGCTACTGCTAATCGTCCGTCATTACCATTATAGTCACCATTCCATATTAATGCTGCACCTGCATTTTTAGCTCCATTTGCCCCACCGAAAATAATACCAGATTCGTCTGTTGCAGTACCAGAACCTGAATTTATTAATATAAATTTATCTTCTACTGCTAAATTAGTAGTATTTAAAATAGTTTGGTCACCTTGTACAGTTAAGTCTCCTGTAAGAGTCAAATCTGTAAATGTAGGTGAATCTCCTGTTTGTAATCCAGTATCTACATTAGTAACTGTTCCGTTTATAGTAGCTCTAACTGTACCTTGAGATGGTGAAGAGAAAGCTGAAGCAGAAACTATTCCTGCAGCTAAACCTGCTATACCATCTGCTGATAAAGAACCTGATATTGTTGCTGCTGATGGAAATGCTGCAATATCTTCTGCTATTGAAGCTGAAGTTGCTGTGATTGATCCTGATATATTAGAAGCTATTTGAGCTGAACTTGAAAGAAATCCTCCTGCATTACCAATAGCTGCTGCTGTAATAGTACCCCCTAATGAGGTATCAGCTCCTGCTATAGTTATTCCGTCATTTGCTAAAGCTGTATTAGGTATAGAAGTTAAAGTAAATGTAATAGTATCATTACTCGCACTACCTGATATTACAACACCAGTACTGCTACTTCCGGTACTAAAAATAAGATTACCTAATGAATTATTTGCTATTAATGCTGTTCCTCCAGCTGAAGCTGAGACAAAAGCAGGTTGTGCCGTTACCGACGTTAAGTATCCTGAATCGTTATTTAATTGAGATATATTAGATCCCGATACTATTAATTTTTTCCAAGTTGCCATGTGCTATAAATATAAAATTGTTTTTTTACTGTATATATAAATATTAAGAAAAACCAAAAAAGTAATCATTACTAGAACTGTAAAAGATACCTCCCTCTGTAGCAGTCGGAGTAGCTGATTGAGAAACCATTTTTAAAATACGTCCTGCTTCAACATCTTGTGAGGCTGTTACATTACCTGTTATATTAATACCTCCTGCAGCTGTTTCTAATTTTTGATTTCCTGCATGATATAGGTTAACTTTGAATGCTTCAGAATCAGTTTTTAGAAGAAGAGCACTATTCCTGTCCACGACTCTAAAGTTAACTCTATTACCTCCATTATTAACTGTAAGAGGGTAAGGAGCGGCATCATCTTTTTCTAAGCTTAAGAAATTAATACCGCCAGCATTAAGTCTTATCTGATCATCAGTAAAATTAATAAAAGTGTTTTCGTCACCCTTATGTTTTATGTATTGTCCGACTAATAAATCTCCATCTATATCAAATTCACCATCTATTCCAAAATTACCTTTTACCGATAGAGAACCAGTAGTAGTAAAGGAGCCTGAAACAGTAAGAGAACCTGTGAGGAATTCTCCTACATCAGGTAATTTATTTCTTATTTGTTCCCAAAATATCTGTGCCATTATATCTCAAATTTTCCTACTGCTGTTATTTCCATTTGATCTGTAATAGTATATCCTAAATCATCATTAAAATCTATTACTACGTTTCCTCCAGATTGAGTAATAGAAGTTATAGCTGATGGTTCAGTTATTATTCCGTTAATAAATACCTGAAAGTCGTCTTTTTCTAAATCAGGGAAGTTAGCAGGAGGTGTAGCTATAGTAACACTATTAAATGTAATACTATTATCACCTGAGTTTATACTAAATCCTTGATTATTTGTATCTATTATAGTAGTTAATGCAAGGAAAGTTCTTTCTGCATCTGTCATACCACTTGATTGTATAGTAACTTCAGTTCTACCAGTTAATGCATCGTAAAATCTTCCTTTAAAGTTCTTAGAAGCTGGTGATGCTGCACTAGCTTGAAGAATTTCCTCTGTTCCAGCTATTTCTAAACCAAAACTAACTGAAGATTTAGAGTAAAACTTATTCATATTCGAAATTGCCGTGTTAATACTATCAGGTACTATGTGTCCCATCATTTTTATATCGAAATTAGTCTTAACTGTACGATCTTCACCTTGATTCATCTCAGTTACAGTAGTATAATTATCTATCATAGCCCTAAAATTAAATTTTTCAGGGTCTCCCCAGTAAGCATCTGAAGCAAAGTTGATAGATTCGACTATTTTGTTCATTTGCTCTACATATTCAGTAAAAATTACACAAGAATAGGTAATATTAACGTAATCAGGTATAATAACCCCGTATAATTCGTTAACTGGTTCTCTATTATTGAGTACAGAGAATTTATCGTAGACATTCTTCTTCGAAAACTTTTTTTGAAAGATGGAAAAATTGTTTGGGTTGTTAGCATCTAATTTATTACCTAAATTTCTATTTTTTTCTATAGAATCCCTTTTAAACATAATTAAAGGCGTCTGTATCTTGCCATTTTTATCTCTATAGTACCCATCTTTCTGTACTGCCGCCCATCTTTCAGGAGAACCGTACAAAATAGGAACGTTTATTCGTTTACCGTTCTGTATAACTGATGGTTTAATGACATTATTGAAATAATATACTATAGTTTCGTCTATATCCCTTAATCCTATGTGAAATTGCTTAACATCATCGTTTTTTACTGAGGTTTGATAGCCTCTGTTTTTACGTCTTACGTCTGGTGTCGGTGATTTAGCAGCATTCTTGTAAGTTTTAATAGACTCTTGAGATATTTGAGACTGTCTTTTAGGTAATATTTTAGTTCTTCTGGTCATATATTATCGTGCTCTAACTATTCCTACTTTTTCTGTTCTTGTTAAATGACAATCAACTATAATAGATACGGAAGAGCCAAATCTATGACCATAGTTAGTTAAGTTATAACTACTATCTCTACCTACAAATAATTGGTTCTCTCTAACTGTATCGACTTCATAATAATCTTCATGCCACATAACTATATCACCTACTTCAGGTACGGTATTAGCATCCACTAAATCTTGTCTTACAAAAGCAAATGATGCTTCTCTACCTAAATCAGGTCCAAAATCATCTACAGTAATGACTTGATCTCCTCTAGTAATTAAACAATTTAATTTTACTGGGTCTAGATATACTTTATCTACTGCTTCACCGTATAAATTTGCTTGAGTATCAGTCAAAGAAAGTTTATAGTAGCCTACTTCTTGTTCTACTATGTCTTTAAGAATCTCTCTACTGATATGAGTAGAAAGTACGTTGAAATCTTTTTGACTTCCGAATAGCATATATTATTTTTTCTTTTCAATTGTTTTTTCAGCTACTTCTACTCTTTTTACTTCAGGTATTCTTTTTATAGAAGTATTTTTAAATGAAGAAAAAGCTTCACTAGCAGGTTTAGTTGTTAAAAGCTTAACTTTCATAATAGCAGTATTATTATTACTATCGTGAGATACCTGACCTACGGTCAAAACTCCGGGCATGGCTCTAAGCATTTCTCCTATATCCTGTACGGTTACATCTTCAGAATGTCCTATTCTAACCATTGCTTGGTAAATAGAAAACTGTATTTCTGATATTATGTTTATTAATTTCATTATCCTATATAGATGTGCATAGGTACTCCTTGCATTGCATCGTTAATAAATTTAGTTTGAGTAGCTGCTAATTCTAATTGATTAGTCATAGAAGCTGTTTGCATAGTAGCTTTCAAGTCTTCTACTAAAAATACTTTCTCTTCTCTTGCATCAGCTAGCAAATCTGCTGCATTCATAGTTACTTCAGCTCCTGGTACTGGTACTGTTTGGTACTTACCTCTAATATACGCTAACATTTCTTTACAAGTAGCCACTGTATATTTGAATATCCATTGTCTACCAATAGCATTTATTTCAGTATATACTAAATTTTGAGCATTTACGTTTGATATATTAGTTGAGACTCCTGTAGTACCTGTACTTCCTCCTGTTCCTGATACCGAACCTTCTGTATTAGCACTTGCTTCAAAATCTACACCGTCATTAGTATCGTAAGTTTTATCGTCTACTCTATAATACTCAACTCTTAATTTACCTGCTTCTTTTGGAACAGGAAATATTCTTAACTTATTATTATTTATTTGGAACGAATATGCTGATCTTCTTATTTGATCGTTGAATTCTATAGCCTGTACTTTTAACATATCATAAGATGCAGGCATTAATAAGAAATTTACACCAGGACTAAATGAACCGAAATCAAATGCATCCATTAATGATTGAATACCTGTACCTGTACCAGCATAAGGGTCAAAGTATCTTAAAATAGCTGGTGGTGCTTCATAAAATATTTTTCTTATTTCTATATCTCCATCGTCTATCAAAGTTTCTAAATCATACTGTTGTTGATTAGCTACTAAATCTATCAGAGCACTTTTCATATCTACATCTCCTCCTACACCAGCTTCCATACCGTACTGCTTACTAGTTTCTATTACACTTTTTAAACTAGGTTTGAATAAAGTTTGATTAACAGCAGTTCCTGAAGCTGAACCTCCGATTTGACTTGATACTGTTTCAGCTGCTATGGCTTCTATTACTTCTTTACCGTAAGCAGTTACAGCTTCTTCAAAAGCAGTATAAAATTGTTTTTCATTAAGCTCTATATCCAATACAGGATACCCAAGCTTTTCAGCACAGTAACGAGCTACTTTAGGAGCATCTTCTTGAAATGCTAAATCATCATCGTAAAATCCGAAAGGAGTAGACTCCCCGGCTACGAAATTAGTAGTACCGTCCCATATTTGAATTTCAGCCATAATTTATAAATTAAGTTGTACAAATAAAATAACTTAAAGTTGCGCTTGTATCCGTAGGGCTACCTTTTACAGCTTTTAAATCACCGTAACTAAAACTAGGGTCAAAACTTCCACTATCAACAAATTCAGTACTAAACATAAAAGTACCGCTTCCTGAAACTAGAAAATGCATAGTTGATAAAGAACCAGAAACTTCTAAATTTATTGAACCTGTAGATAAGTTAGTTATTCTTGCATACTTAACACTACTTGAAACAAAAGTACCTGCTCCTGGAAGATTATTTAAATTTATTATTTCAGTTACTGAACCTGTAGGTATAGTCATTACTCTACTATCAGCAAAGTTAACACCAGTAATAGTTTTTTCAACACTAGTACCTCTTTCTAGTCCGTTGAGTTTTACTCTTTCTCTTATAAAGTATGTAAAGTTAGCCATTTTTGTATAGTTTATTTATAAATAGCAATTAATCCCTGAAGGTTTTATATACTTCAAGTATAGGTGCAACAATATGATGTCTATGGTTATATTCTAATGAGGCTGTTTTAAATCCAGCTACATTTTCTTCAAGTCTAGCTAAAAAAGAAAAACCAGTATCTCTTTTATTTTTTAAATCTATTTGTGCTAAATCTCCGCATATTACCATTTTAGAACCTTGACCTAATCTACCTATTACAGTTTCCATTTGACTATGAGTTACGTTTTGAGCTTCATCTACTATAACGAATGAATTTACAAAAGTTCTTCCTCTCATAAAAGCAAATGGTACTATTTCGATATTTCCTGCTTCTATTTCTTTACGTACTTTAACTTCATTATATAACATAAATAAGTTATGATATATTGGAGCTAACCAAGGGTCCATCTTTTCTCTTATATCTCCTGGTAAAAATCCTATTTCTTCTTTAGCTACGGTTGGTCTGGTAATAATTACTTTATCAACTTGCTTTGTAAAAAGCATATCTAATGCTACTTGAGTAGCAACAAGTGTTTTACCTGAACCAGCCATACCTTTAAGCATAGTTATAGGATTATCTATAATTAAAGCTTTTGCTTGTTTTTGCTCTTCGTTAAGCTGAATGTTAAATTTAATAGGTCTTTTTGGTCTTCTTTTTTGAACGAACACGTCGTCAGTGTGGTGTTTTGAAGGCATATAATAACAATATTGGTTACTTATATAAATATCGTAAAAATAAAGTATATAACCAAAAAAAAAGAGGCCCGAAAGCCTCTCTTTTAATTTATAGAAAATCTAAGTTAGATTAGATAGTAGCTACATCGCTAACAAAAATCTTACCGTAGAATTCTGGTCTGATCATCTTCTTAGCATAACGAGTCATGATACCTTTTCTTGGTGTAAAGGTATTTGGATCGTATACTAGAGGAGTCATCATTAATGGAACGTATGGGCAATAAGCAGCTCCTGTTTCTAAGAACTGAGAACCTCTATATCCCATAAGGATTACGTTTTCAGTCATATAAGGATTCTTATATACTTTATATCTTCCGTTAAATTGACCTATTCTCTGTACTCCAAAAGCGTAGTCCATTTTGTCTCCTGGATCTCCTGCTGCATATCCTGGAATAGATTCTAGGATAGTAGAAACTGTTGGAGATACAACTAGGAAGTTAGCACCACCTCTAAGAGTTTTTTGGTGAATTTTGTTAGATACTTTTTGGATTTTAGTTCCTAAAGTTTGGAACCACTGTCCTTGAGTATTATAGTATCCACCGCCATCTACAGCGCTTGTTGTCCAAGCACCACCTGCAGCAGTTGTTGATCCGCCCCATACTTTGTTACTTGAAGCTGACCATCTTTCAGTTGTTACAGCATTTTCAATTAACATACCTAAAATCTCTAGATCAATTTCCATTGAGATATACTCACTCAATAAAGAAGTTAACTCAGCCTCAGCATCAATACTGTGGTAAGCGTTAAGATCTTGAGCAAATTCTGGAGTCCATTGTGCTTTTAACTTTCTAGTTTTAGCAACAATAGCTTCTGAAGAAAGCTCTACGTTGATTTCTGGGATGCTGATAGCACCTGCAGGATTGTCTTCAAAGTCACCTCTTTGGTTCTCAGTTGGCTGAGTAGGTGCTGATACTGTAAGTCTTGTATTACTATCAATCGCTGCTGCTGCTGATTCAATAACGATGAACGTTATTACGTTAGTAGCAGGATCGTGCTTAGTTAACTTACCGAATACTTCTTGTACATCTCCAGCATTTGTACTTTCTAAGTTGAAAGCTCTTAATGCAGTTAAATCAGGACGCTCTAAGTCTGAACTTAAAACTGTTACAGCTTTAACTTGTGAACCACTTCCTAATGCAGCAATAGATGATGAAAAGTCTTGGTCAAAATTAAATCTGTAAAAATCTGAATTTAAGTTTACAGAAGCAGTTTGGAACTTAGTAGTTGCTAAAGCAGCTGAGTTCGCTTGCATTTGTAAACCTGCTTTTATAGATGAACTTACAGAGTAAGCAAATCTTCCTGCTCCATATAATCCACCTTTTACGTCGATATCTTCTTCCATTTTTGAAAGAGCAGTAGATACGTTACCGTACATATTATCTAGTGCTTCGAATTGATTATTCGCAGTACTAGTACCATACTTAAAGTCTAAGTAAAAAATTAGACCTGAAGGAAGGTTCATTGGCTGTACTGATACAAAGTCTTTAGCAGCGATTTGAGCGAATACCTTTCTTACTAAAGGTAAAGCAACTCCTGCCCACTGCTCACCAGCTCCACCACCGTGAGAAGCACCACCTTGATTGTTAGATGATTGCTCTGCAACGATTTGCTTTGCTTGGTTTTCTAAGATCATAGCCATGTTATTTTTCTCGATCTCGTTAGAATATCCTTCTAAGAGTCCAGATTGAGCCCACTTTTCAGCAAGACGTGCAGCATCAGCTTGTACGTTCTTGAAGTTGTTAGACCCTTCTAATAATTGATTAATTTCCATGATTAAAATTTGTCTTTTTAAATTTATTTAATAATTCCAGCTAATTTTTGCATTCTTCTGACAGTATCGCTTACTTCTGCAATTACTTCTGGTTTAGAAGCAGTTGTTCCTGTAGCTTTACTAGCCATACCTAATTTAGCTTCTTTGATTGTGCTTTTTGTAGATTTAGTAACTACATTATCAGCAACAGTCTCGAATACTAATTTTACTTCTTTAACTGTCTCAGCTTTATCGAATGCAGCGATAACATTTACTTTTTGAGATTCAGTTAAATTATTTGCTTTGAAGACTTTATTTACATAAAGTAACTTAGCATTTAGAAGATTAACTTCTTGTAGTTGACCTTTTAAGTTAGTAATAGTTTCCATAGCTTCTTCTAATTCAGTATTTTCGTCCATGTCCTTGTCTTTCATTGCTTCGTCCATGTCCTTATCTTTCATAGCTTCTTCTACTTCTTCTCTACGGTGATGTACTGCGTCTCCAGCTGCTTTGCCCATTTCTTCAAAATGTGCTGCAATCTTTTTACCCATATCACCATACTTACCAGCTTTAGCGTCATCCATTAGCTTTACAGTAAGAGCAGATCCTCCAAAGACAGCTGCAATACCTAATGCAACAGTAACAGGATCAACACCGCCAAACTCGTTAAGTGGTGCTTCTTCCATTTTTTCTTTGTCGTCGTGCATTGCTTCATCTTTTTTGTCATGATGCATAGCTTCGTCTTTTTTGTCGTGGTGCATAGCCTCATCCATGTCGTCGTCATGTTTAGCTTCGTCCATTTCTTCTTTCTTACCTTCTTCTACTTCTTCTTCCATCTTTTTTTCTTTCTTATCTTCTTCAGATATTTCAGCGATTTCTTTAAGAAGTTCGTCTAAGTCGATTTCTTCTTCGTCATCCGCTCCTACCATATCATCAGCAGGCATGTCATCAACTGGGAGTTCATCGTCAGCTGCTCCATCGCCCATTTCCTGTGCTATGATATCACGAATTAGGTCTTTAAGGTCGTCGACTTCCATGTCTTTTACCTCTAGATCGTCTTCTGCTTCCTCATCAGATTCTTCTGAATCATGGTCAGCATCATCTTCGCCTTCCATTGCTTCTTCTACTTCTGCAATATCTTCCTCTATAGCTTCGTCTTTTTTATCTTTATCCATTCCTTCTTCTACCTCTCCTTCGATTTCGTTTACTACTTCTTCTTCTACAGTGGAATCTTCCATCTCTTGAAGTTTAGCAGCTAACATATCTTTAAGATGAGGAGTTAAAGTCTCTTCTAAAGCTTCTTTAGCGTTAGCAATAGCGGCTTCTCTTACAGATTTAGCTTCAGCAATAGCTTGCTTGAATAAATCTTTGTTTGCCATTTTTAATAAAATTTGTGATTTCGTACGATTATTTTAAATCGTAATGTGAAGTTTTTTAATTTCTTTGATACAGTATAAGGAACTGTATATTCGTATATAAATATATACTATTTACAAAAAACTAAAATTAAAGTGCTGCAGCTAATTCTTTTCCTATATTAGCTATATCTCTACCTTTTAATGCACCTTTAAGAGCTGCTACTGTAGCACTACTAGCACTCGTAGCTTTTAATGCTTTAGCTACTCCAACCCCCGCTTTTATACCTAAACCAACTAATACTAATAAAAATAATCCTTTAGCCACTGTTTTTCTTTTCTGGACATCTTTTACGAAAGGGCTAATGATTCCTCCTATAAATCTAATAAAGTTTTGTTCATTGTTATGAGCCCAGTTTTGTAATGCAGATGCTTTATCAGCAGTTTTATCAAAACCTATTTTCTTTAACTTTTTGCTAGCATATTTACCTAGCATGTTTAGTACTGTATTAGATGCTAAAGCCCAAGTCAATACACCTAATGCTGAAATGGCAATCTCATCGAGTTTACCATCTTCCATTTCTTTATCCAAAGCCGCTTTAAAACTTAAAGCCAGTTCTTTTTCATCGTTTTCAAATATAATTTGAGAAAGTTTCATTAGGATCTGAGTATATCGTTAATTAAACTGTTAACTTTAGCAAATTTGTCTGCTAAAGCTTTTCCTTCGTTTAACGATACAGGGTTCATAAATGCTCCATGAGTAGAAGGATTAGAAACGAAATCCCAACAAACTAGTTCGAAGTCTGGTTGAACTTCTAAATACCCTTCGTTTGTTTGTTGAACTGATCCAGTACCTCTAGATGAAATACCTATAGTATGACCAGCTTTAATAATTTCTTTTACTATATTACCTGCAGGAGTATTAAGTAATTCTACCTTACCCATTAAATCATCTCCATCCCAATGTAAATCTTTTACTACGTGAGATGCATTTTTTAAAGATACTACAGCAGATTCAGGATGATCTAGTTCGCCGAAAGCGTTTCCATTCTTAACAAACTCTTCCATATACTTTTCAACTTCTCTTTCTAAAAGTTCTTTTTCGTATATTCTTCCGTTTTGGTTTTTTGCACCAGCTCTTTGCATAACTCCTTCTACTTCGAATACTCCAGGTCTTTCCTTAGATTCTCGAAGGATAGGTTTAAATGGTGTTACATTTACTAATACATTTGCCATAGTTTATTTTCTTTTAGTATACTTATATTTTTTATTTTCTCCAACCACTTTATCTCCTGATCCTAAGGAAACTACTACTAAACCGTTTGAAGCAATAGCTCCTGGTTTTTTTGATTTAAAGTAAACACCATCATTACCTGCATCTTTAATAGAATTTTTGATATCTAAATCTTTTATGATATCTTGAACTAACTGTAAGTTATCTAGATGAGTATAAACATATAATTGAGTATTATCTCCTACAATAGCTACTAAAGAAGAATCCTTCCTAACTGGGTTCATATACTTATCTAGACTTCCAGGGTTGGAAGTTACTGCTTTTATTTTAAATGCGCCTGCTTTATCAAATTTATTGTATATTTCTCGCCCTATTTTTTCTAAAGGGGCATTTAAAGCTTCATTAATAGGTTTAAAGACTGTTTCTTTTTCTTCTAATTCTTCTTCGGCAATTTCTTCTTGATTAAGCATTTTTACTTTAGGCATCTCTAAACC